CACGTGAAACGTTCTTGTTCTTTGCGCGAAAGTTTGTCATATTGTTCTTTGGTGATAATTCTATCAATGATTGTAAAATGTTGTTTGTTAAGGAGTACCCTTGGTCTCGTGTTGTTTAAATAATAATTATAAAAACGGTCCGAATCGCGGTACAGTATTGATCCAGCGTCATCACGTGAGTTGAGCGCAACCAAGGCAGGTTCAATGTAAATCATTTCACCGGGTTTAAAATATTTGCGCAACTTTTCATTATCATTTTCTTTATTAATGTAAGCATTGCATCTGTCGAAACAATCATTGTTTTGCGATCCCAAATCTATTGTACTAATATAATAAATTGGTTCTTCGTGCGTTTCAACTTTTTTTTCTTTCTTCTCAATACCATTTACCGACAATATTGGTCTTTTGACGCGTTGGTAATAGGTGGAGAATTCTCTGGGGGTAATTTTAGTGATAGTCTGTAACCATGAATGGACTTTTTCAACCGATTGTTCGTCGATGCCGTAATATTGTGCTGCACATGCATAAGCAGCAACCTGTTTCTCTACAGTATCAAGTATGCGCAATCTATCTCTCACGCTTGTCTGGAACGCCTCTATCACACCGAGCCTTGCCTGGCAATAAACGATGAACCTTACGTTGTATAATGATGCCATTTTTCTGAATACATGCGGGTTTTTGATCTCACGGTTCAAATTAATTCTAATGACATTTCTACCAGCAAAGTACGACATCATGATGTTTGGGATAATATGACCATATTCAGTCATGCAATCCAAGAAAGTTCTTTTCTTATCATCCCGGTCGAATGTGAATATCTCTTTATTCGCAGGTGGTATGTTGCTGACACATCTGACGTTGGCATTTTCGTACACGGCGTAGTATGATATAGCCAGTGGTTTGCTCTTAATCTTAGCCGCCATTCTTATCAAGTCAGGTACTGGTCCACTACCGGTAATAAAGTAATTGATAAATTGGGGTGCATTGTTTTCCTCAATCTTGATTGGAATTGAAAAACTCTGGTTGTGTTTCCTAAGTTTCTCGCCGTCAATCCTTGCGTCACCAAGTATCAGGCAGTCATCGCCCTTAAACAGCATAATTGTATCTAGTTGTACATCCACAACGTTACTGATCAAAAGCATGGACACGAATGAATTTCCATGCAATGTTGCAGGTTGACCAGAATGTTGCATTCCCCTTCCGAATATTTCGGCAACGTCGCGGGCCGATAGTTTCCACTGCGATCTCATCTGTTCATACAGGAACACAACAGCTGGGTTTACATTAAATGCAAGCATCATTAATATCTCAGCTTGGATAGTTATCGCGTCCTGCCCACAATCAAATTCAGTAAAATCAGTTTCCACTATGTTAACATGACTCATGTCCCTCGCGAGGGTGATGTTGAGTCCGCTTACGTCATTAATGCCATTAACAATATGGACCCCATCACGCAAGCTTGCCTCGAATCTAGCGTAGAAGTCCCTTATTGCCGGTCCTATAATAGCATTAAGTGTTTTACTCCATGCCGATACTCCCTGTCCCGCCTTTAGTTTATACATGCCGTTTAATGACGTTTCTTCGGTGGATGCAGTCTTAACTTTGTGTTGTTGCTTTAAGAAGAAATCGACAATGAATTGTTTTTCCGAGTCCAGTTCAAGTTCCTCGACGCGAACGTCCGTATTACGTGTTATCATGGCCTCTATTTGTTTGAACAAGTGCTGGTTTTGTTCCTCGAAATCAGGTTCTGCATGAGCCAGCCATCTCTCGTCTGACATGCATACTCTGGCCATCTCGGTGATCATTTGGCGAGCTTTGTCCCCAATTTCCTTGGGTTGCATCTTCTTGGCCATCTTTGCATATCTGGATATCATAGTATGTAGCATGTAATTGTTCTGTTTGATATAGGTTGTATGTTCATATGATAATCCGGCCATACGTTGCTTGTCAACGAAATCTATGTCTTGCTCCAGTTTCATTTCGGCGTTAGTTAATACAACATTTTCAGGCTCATCAATATTATGTGTTGTTATGGTCTCTATCTCCTGTTGTCCGGCCGTTATCACGCCCAATATATCGTCGATAGCATCCGCCCCCCGCAACTGGTTTGTTTCGTATGCGTTATCATCTGCCGTCTCGTAAGTGCATACCGCGTCTGCTTTGATCTCCAGTTGGAATGGGGCGTTTAAATCGACAGCCAGTAAGGCGGTAATGTATTCATGCGAGAAGACCACAGCACTATCACAATTGTTGGACATTTTGTTAATTATGCGCAGCTCATCTGTGTGTCGCGTAAGCGCGACAATACAGTGTGCATCGCTAGTCTTCTGCAAATGCTTTGAGTCTTGGGTCAATATAAGATTGACATTCGGGAACGTGGCACCCTGTGATTCATGTACGGTGATTGAACCCGGGTATAATTTCTTTGCAGCCTGTGTGAAAACAATATTTTGTCCATTCCTAGGCACACGGTTTTCAATCCTGATAGTATGTTGTCTATCATTGGCGGTGGTAATGTCATAATTGTATCTGTCGCGTAGTATGTGTATGACATCACGAGGGCATCTGTAAGATTTACTCAGCCTTTCCTTAGTGTGTGACTCTATCCACGATGTTGGGTTTTCGTCTTGATCATACGCCATCTCAAAATCAATGAATCCAATTTGTTTAGGATCACCGACCAGTATCAATTCTTCGAGATCGTGTCTGTGGATCAGTGTTTGCAAATAGCACAGAGGCATCGTGAATGCTTCATCGACGATGACTTTTGCACCAAGGTCTTCAATTATTGATTTGTGAAAGGTAAACGCCCTGTAACCGCGGGATTTGTATTCATCTGCAAGTTTCCTGGTGGGTACCACAATGTCGTACTCCAATTCGTCGTAATTATGCACGATGTAGTGCGTTTTTCCACATCCAGGCGGTCCGATGATGGTTTTGATTTCGCACGTATTATTGGGTGTGCAATATGTTAGTGCTTCAGATGCTTTTCTGGAAGCCTCAATATAATCCGAATCAGATCGCGTATTTTGCAGTGCATTTCTCAATCTGGATACGCAGGTATAATCAAAATTGATTTCAGACGTAAATTGAACTCCACCAAATTTATGTCCGTCGGTCGTGCCGTGACTGTTGATCTCGTGGAAGTTAATGAAATCAACATGTGCGTAATCATGACAATCCTGAGCCTGTTGAAGGTCATTATGGAGTCGGAAAAAAGCTCTGAATAACTGATAGGGTATGGTTATTAGAAAAGCAGAACATAATGCATTTAGTGCCCTAAATAGCATTCTAGGTTTGATGATCTTAGTCAATAACCACCCGTGTTCATCCTTCAGTTTAAGTACATTTATGATATTAATTACATCATCGTTGTCGCATGTTTGTAAGATGCACTCGTTATTGATGGTTTTGTCGGCTATCTTATGCAATAGGAAATTGTACTTGACTTCGCTCAATTTTTCGACGGCGATATAACTCAGATAGGCGAGCGACATTCCGGCAATTAATTTTGCACCCCGTTTAATATACACACGCGTCTTAAGCAATTGTACAGTGGGTGTGATCATGTCGAATGAGACATCCGTGGCACCACCCTCAATAAATGTCTTGGCAGCCCGGTTTGCTTCATTGGTTATATAAGTCATCCCTATAGTGTCGCGTGCACGGTGCATTATTGCAATATAGGTGATTCTTTTTGTGATTTCTTCAAGCACCGACCATTCAATGTCCCACGATGCTTGTCGCACAATATTTCCTATCTTTATTGATGTCTTCATGGCCCGTGCGTATGCTTTGATGGTTTTGGTTGTCATGGCTGTCTGGTCTAGCCCCATAATATAATGGTATAATTTATACGCGGATTTAGATGCGACGATGATGTCTTCCTCGGGATCGTAAACTCCATCAGTAGCGATTTTCATCACGTTTGGTATTTTGACAAATTTATTTGTATAAGGATACAATGTTCTATCTATTTGTGTTGGTAGTGTGGTTTTAACCATTGTCATGGTGCATTGTATGCCTATCCATTGTACTCTTTCAATGAGAAGATTAAAATCTTTACCGATAATCGTATCGGTAGTTAGATATTTTTTCCAGTTTTCCGTGTTGTGTCTATATCCGAAACTAGTATCATCAGGGAACGTAAATACTGAATCTTTTCCCCGTTTTTCATACTTGTAAAATTTGTGATAACTTTTTCCACCGACAAGTTCAGGTGGCAAATATAACACAATGTATGCAATTTTAGCATTTGTTTTCTCGAATATTTTTGACCAATCTTGTATCGGAATATCGTATGCAGAATGTACTGATACAATGACATCAGCTTGATGTTCATGTTCACCGATACCGTTGAAACAAAAGTTATGCGCGCAAGCTTTCTCTGAATTGTACGCCTGTTCGTAATTGGCGTCTTTTTTCCTTACCCTTAGGTATTGTAGATTTTGAATTAATCTTGCTTCATCGCGTCCGTCACTACGTAACCACACATTCATTGCATTGTTATGGACAGCGTCATGTTTGACGGATGGGCCGATTTCTATGGTACCGGGTCCACGTTGTTTGTCCATTTGTCGATTTGCAATGTGTAGTAGTGAAGCAGGTATGGGATGTTGTGATCTCCTACTCTGCTCTGAAATCATGATGGCAGGTTCGACAAACTCATTCATGATTTGTAATTGGTCTTCGCTTAGCATATAAGGTGTTCTAAGCGCTTGTTTGCAGAGGTTATCTGCACTCTTTTCGCACTCCATTTGGAGTCTCTCACGGATTGCCTTCTCCATGTTATATGGATAG